TGATGAAGGGACATCCCGGACAATATAGTTCCCATAGAAAGTGATCCCGCCAACGGTGGTTGCAATCAGAACCGTGAATGTGCTCCCGACCTCATACCCGTGGCTGCCAAGCGTCACCGTGACAAAATCATTGTTGATGACGGTGTCGATTTCGGGGACAGCGCCTCCATTCGTGATTGTCGCCACGGCGAGAAGCGGATCGCCAAGGATGTCCAGGGGGTATATCCTGTAAGTGTTTGCCGAACCCCCGGGATTATAGCATTGATATTTGCCAAACAGCACAATGCCGCCGACAGAGATCTGGGTTCTGATATAGACAACATCATAATCGTCTACATTCCGGCCAGTGTCTGTGATTGTAACCTCATTGGAGCCAGCAACTGTTGAGACAGAAACAGCCACATCAAAATCATCTACCTGTGGCGTAATGTCATTGAGGACATTGGAATTGATGACGCTCAACGCACTTCCGCCGACGGCGCCCTCCGCGCCAACAGCAAGATACGAATTAGAGTTTGTGTCTTCCCATGCCCAGAGAGCGCGGACAGTGCTGCCAATCTGGTTGCCAAAATATTTGGTCCAGCCGCCAAGTTTCTGGACCAGACCGCCTAATGTTCGATCAGGGATAAACCTAATGAACTGACCTTCCGAGATTGCAGACTCGTTCAAGGCTGGAGTCTTGTTTGTGTCCACTCCGGGAATGAGCTTAAGAGCTGCATGGGGCATGTATCACCTCGTCGGCGTGGCGACGGGGGAAGGCGACTGCGAAGACCACGCAGACGATTCGTATTTCTTTCTGGCTTCTTCAACCGCAGCGCCCTTCAGGAGGGCGTTGTACTGGCTCTCATAAGTTACAGCCATCTGAGGGTCATCATTGGCGCGGCCAAAGTTGCGCTGATACCCGCTTATATAGATCATGCTGGCCATTATGAAAACATCCGGCAAGTATTTGCTAATAAATGTTTCTGTATTGACTGTAGAAAGACTGTCAGGGCGATATGTGCCAACTAATTCTACAGAATATGCTTGGTCAGGAACAGGGCCAAACAAGAAAACATTGTCATTAAACGGAACAAAATACCTTGGGACGCCTCGGTATGCCGCAACAGAAGACCCATAGACTGCGTCCAAGAACTCTTTTGTTGTCGGAAGACACGGGTTTCTGGTCGCGGCAGACCCATTAGGGTTGGATTGGCCGACCGGCGTGATGACGTTAATCTGTTCAGAAACCACAAATGTCCCTTCAGGGATTGTAAGGTTTCGATTGCCGGCGTTAAGAGTCCCTACGTAAGTCGTAGACGTAAACAAAAAGTCCAGATCGCGGTAAATGCGATTTTCGGCATATGTGATCGTCTGCGGGAGAATGATGAGGAAATTGGGGTCATTTTCCTCAACAACCGCAAGAGTAGCAATCTGGGTCTTGTAGGTGGAATAAGTAAGCCCGGTGGTCATTTCTTAACTCCGCTCACGCTATTCTACCACTTATCTTGTTCCAGAACACCATGCCTCATGGCGAGCGTTGTTAGCCTTGACCTCTTCAATGGTCTGAAGCGTGTCCCTGGAAGACCATGATACTGGCCTCCAAGCCGGCTCTTGGCCGGCAACCTGAGCTATACAAGGGCTATTCTCAATCCCGCCGATTGGGGTCTTTGCGCAAGAGGCAAGCGGGATCGCGAGCGCACTCACGCACAGCAGCATCAGCTTCTTGGGCATCCTTGTGCCTCCTCTTGGCTTCCTCGGCCTGCTCGGCGCGAAGGGCGGCTCGTCCCTCATACCAAGCCCTGTTCACCTCAATCTTATGCCAAGACCACAAAGCAACAAGCCCCGCCACAAGGACCACATACTTCCAGTTGGCCTTCAGAAAGGCTTGGAGGATAGGCCAAGCGACAATCATTCGCCCGTCTCCTCAAGGCGCTGTTTGCGGAACCACCATATCAGGCCGCAGGCAACAGCTATGGCGACCAAGACTATAAAGATCGGCATTTGAAAATTGTCAGACATTGATTTCAGGCTTCCAGACGCCTCGCCAAGCGCTGCAAGAGTGGCGGTTGCGCCGGTGATTGCGGCCGTATTCGCTTCCCTTGATTCGGTAATTCTCTTTTTAGGCTGCGGCTTGTCCGGGGCCGATCTGGTTTCGCTGGTGTCGATGGGGGCGTTTGTATCCAGACCTCGCCACAATTTGGCTTCAGCGCGTCTACGCCTTGTCAGGCCAGTCAGCTCCCTGCCGCCAGCCTTATTCCATTTCATCAACTCCGGGGGGACGGCGTCATACTCGCCACGATTCAGACGCCTCAGGAGGGTAGACTTCTCCAGCGCTCCGGTGCCGCAATTAAAGGCAAAACTGACCAGCGCATCAAACTGGTTTTGCGTCAGGGGAACTTTCACCAAACGATCAACCGCTTTTTCATATTTGATAAGATCTTGCTCCAGAATATGATCAGCCTCGGCCTTCGTGATCCGCATGCCTCGCCTGACATTCGGAGGGCCCGCCGCGTCTGTATGGCCGTATCCAATCGTAAGAACGTCTGCGGGGCACAAGTAAGCCTCAAGACGTAATCCTTCAAATTCCTTGATCAGGTCGGTTCCGGCAGAAGAAGTCCTCATTGGAGCACCTATTTGTCAGCTTTTTCCTTGTATAACTCATCAATCTTCCTGAAAATTTCATTCAAAATTTCTTTTATTTCTTTTATGCCGTCACGAAATTCGTCTTTGCGCATATAATTTTGAGGAAGATCTATCTGAAGACTATGCAAATCTTTTCTCAATTCTGCAACAGCGTCCCACATCTGGCGCGCAAACCAGCCGCCGATGGTCAAAGCCGTCCCAGCAGCAAAATTCAAAATGGTTTGCATTTCCATTTGGAGCCACCAACTTCGCGTTGAAATAAAAGTATATGCCAGATTCAGCTTCTTGAGAATAGATTGGAAATCTACAAGATGAAGCCGAAGCCAGACACGGGGGTGTAGGTGATTACAATCACGCCCTGAGAGCCATAACCGCCTCTGTCCTGAAGGGATGCCGTGGAGTTGTCGCCAGATCCGCCGCCGCCGCCGCCATAGCCGCCGCCTGCGCCGCCATCGCCATTGCGAGCGACTCCATTGCGCCCCACCGACCCGCCGCCGCCGCCGCCCGGCCCCGCTGTCGCAAGCGAAGCAGTGTCGGTCCAAATGGCCTCCTGAGAACCGGCCCCGCCGGCATACGCGCCATCAGTGCCGCCGCCGCCGCCACCACCCCCGCCATTTGACCCATTCCCTCCAGAAGAATTGGAGCCTGCAGCGCCGCCGCCAGAGCCCAATCTGTTGTTGCCCCCAGCCCCACCTGGGTTAGTGCTTGTGACCGTTCCGCCAACGCTGCCATTGTTTGCGCCGCCGCCGCCGCCGGCTGCCCTGCTGGTTGCACTGCCGCCGTTGGCTCCAATTCCATTAGGCCCGCCTGCGCCGCCACCGCCACCGCCGCCGCGCACTGTCCCAAAAGCGCAATCGCCGCCATTACCGCCGGCAATTTTTACAGATCCAATGCTGCTTGAGTCGCTCCCCCCGGAGCCGCCGACATTGTTGGTGTTAGCTGAGCCGCCTTTTGCAAGAACACCTTCGGCAACGGCTGTCGGAGGCGAGTTGACATTGACACGGAGCCATGTGTCTCCCCCATTCTCACCTACCAGCCCCGTATTCTGACCTCCAGATCCGATGTTGATATAAACTGTGGATCCAGATGGAATGGAAAGGTTAGCCTGTGTGCTGGAAGCATATGCGCCGCCGCCTGCCCCGCCCTGCCCAAGCGAGATCGCGGCATTGATGGCGGGGCCCGCTCCCCCGCCGCCGCCTATTGCATGAATTGTGAAATCGCTTGGGTTCCAGTCAAACGGAAGGGTCCATGTTGCGCCGCTGGTCAGAACAACTGTTTTCTGAGTCATGCTATGCGCCTCTTACGCAGGGAAAACTGTGATAATTACGCGCCCTGCCCCGCCAGCGCCGGATGTGGACGTGCCGCCACCGCCGCCGCCGCCAGGCTGTGAGCCAGCAGTAGCGGTAGTTCCAGCGCCGCCGCCATTTCCGCCAAAATTTGACGTTCCGCCCAAGGCTGCGGTATTGCCGCCGCCGCCACCGCCGCCGCCAAACATAGCTCCCGCGCCGTTGTTGCCTTGTTGACCTCCGCCGCCGCCGCCGTGCCAAGCCCCTCCTTCAATGGGCCCGTTAACAGCTACGCCGCTCGTCCCACCGCTTCTGGCGATGGCGCCCTCCCCAAGGTATGCAGGAATTGTGTCAATGTAGGTGGGGGTTGAATCAATGTTGGTTGCAATTCTGGATAGGATAAGCGGCGCTCCGGGTGTGCTGGCGCTTGCTGCGCCTGAAGGCCCGCCGCCGCCGCCGCCACCGTCAGCTCCGAGGTTCCCGCCAGCCCCCCCATATGCTGTAATCAGTGAGCCAAATGTGGTGTTCCCGCCATTAGCGCCGGTCTGATTTGACCCAGTGCGAGATGCGCCGCCTGTGCCAATGGTGACTGTTTCTGTGCCCCCCAATGCAGAAAGAGCAAACCATGCCTGATTGTAGCCGCCGCCGCCGCCGCCACCCATACTACCAGCACTAGAATGACGGGAGCCTGAGCCGCCTGCGCCCCAAGCCTGAATAAGCACGCGAGACGTTGCCCCATACCCTGTAGGTTTGGTCCATGTCCCGTTGGCGTCAAATGTTTGCGTATTGATAGCGGAATTCGGCCCTGTTGGCCCGGTAGGCCCAGTCGGCCCGGTGGGACCAGTTAAACCTGTAAGCCCCGCCGGCCCGGTCGGGCCCGTAGGTCCAGCAAGCCCAGTTGCCCCGGTTGCCCCCGTTGTGCCGGTTGGCCCTGTCGGTCCTGTAGGCCCTGTCAGGCCAGTTGTCCCGGTTGGCCCGGTCGGGCCCGTCGGGCCGGCAACTGTTGACGCTGCGCCGGTTGACCCGGTCGGCCCGGTAGGCCCAGTAGGGCCAGCAACACCCTGCGCGCCCTGTACGCCAGTGGGACCTGTGGGGCCCGTGGGGCCGGTGGGGCCAGCAACACTAGACGCAGCGCCAGTTGGCCCCGTAGGGCCAGTAGGTCCTGTAGAGCCTGTAGTTCCCGTAGACCCGGTCGGGCCCGTGGGCCCTGTAGGACCAGTTCCGGTCGGCCCTGTGGGACCGGTCGGGCCGGCAACGCTGGATGCAGCTCCAGTTGGGCCGGTTGGGCCTGTTCCAGTAGGGCCAGTGGGGCCGGTCGGGCCAGTCGGCCCATTTGCAGGACCAGTAGGACCAGCCACGCCAGTTGGGCCAGTGGGGCCGGCCCCTGTCGGGCCGGTCGGGCCGATCAAACCTGTCGATCCAGTAGGCCCAGTAGGCCCAGTTGGGCCGGTGGGGCCTACGGGGCCGGCGGGTCCTGTGGGCCCGGTTGGGCCTGTGGGGCCAGTTGGGCCTATTGCGCCTTGGCCGCCTGTTGGTCCTTGTATGCCTTGACCGCCCTGCGGGCCGGTGGGGCCAGTAGGGCCAGTTGGGCCGGCAGACCCAGTCGCCCCTGTTGATCCGGTAGGGCCGGTGGGGCCTGCGCCTAGCCCCACAATCTGAGAAGTTGTTACACGAACGGATACGCCAGCCTGAACAGCTTCAAATTGCTCAGTCCCGTCAAGACTGGCTGCTACAGGAAGATTCGGTATCTGCTTGTACGCCATCGGCCTGTTCTTTTAGAAGAAAGCCCAAGTTCTCTTGGAGACGCGGTTCGTTAGGTGATAATTCTACACAAATCTTCGCATGTTTGATAGCCAAGTCTTTTAGTCCAAGACGCCATGCGGAAATACTCAAAAGATCATGCGGTTGATGCCCCCAGACTTCCGGGTCAACAGTGTAAACCATTTCACGATTGGTAATTTTGATTGCCCGAATAGCCGCGCCAAAGCATTCCTCCCAGCGCTGCTGCCGATACATCAACATAGCGATTTCACACCATGGCTCGCGTGTGTTGGGAGCCTCATAGGCCGCCATCTGAAAGGCCCGCTCTGCATTCCACGCATCACCAAGTTCTGCGTAACAGCGCCCCATGACCCGGTAGGCGTAGCAGCGCTCATTCGGCCAGTCGGCCCGGGGCAACTTTAGGTAACGGTTACAAGCGTCAATGCTTTCCTGCCATTTGCCATGGAAACTCAACTCCCGAGCATAGTAAAACGCATTGCGCGGGCAGTCCGGGTCTTCTTTAACTGATAATTCCAGCAAATCCAGATACTGGCCTCGGCTCTTGGTGGGGTCTGGCTTATGGATAACCAAAAGCATATCGGTGTCGGCCCATACTTCCTGTATGCGGCCATCCGGCACAGGGTACTCATGGCAGGGGTGCTTAAAATAGTACCCGTGGCGGGAGAAAATCTTCTCGTATTTGAAGGCGATGCCACAGCCCCAATCAAACATGTACCTCATGCGCGTAGTTTTACCAGGCTCCCAAACCCGTTCAATTTCTTGCCGCCAGCCGGGCTGAAGAACTTCATCAATGTCTAAACTGACCACGACATCAATGTCTTTTGGGAGCAACGCAATAGCAGCGTTCCGAGCATAGTCAAAGCGCCAAGGTGTAATGCAAATGTGATGGACTTGCGCGCCGTGTTTCTTGGCTATTTCTGGCAGTCCATCATCTGATCCGGTATCTGCAATTAAAATCAGGTCAGCATCTTTAGCTGCTTCACAGAACCGTGGAACAAAATTCGCCTCATTCTTAGCTATGGCGCAAATAGCTATCTTCATCTGATCCCCCTCAAGGATGCCGAGAACTTTAGCCAAGTGTCAATCTTGCATAAATGCTGAGATCTCCGACAAATTCAAACTGCCTGATAAGCCCCCTTGTTCCTATCAGGCCAGCACGGATTACTTCCAAACTCCAGAAACCTTTACGTACAAGGTCGTTGGTTTCCAGACGCCGGCCACATTCACCCACAGAGTAGCCTGCTTCCAGACGCCAGAAACTTTGACAAAAAGTTTTGTGCTTGGACTTTGGTTGCCGTTTAGAAGTGTAAGAAGCATCCGCTGATCTCAGTTTGCAGAGGTTGGCCCGCCGAGCGGCTCCTTAGCCTTCAGAGACTTAGTGGTGAAAGGTTAGATCAGACGGGAACCTCTTCCCATTGCATTGAACCGATCCACGTTGCAGAGGTCAGGGCGGCGGAACCGCCAAGAGCGGCATACGCGCCGGGCGGTATGATAATCGCTCCCTCAAGGTCAACCACACCATCGCTGACAAGGGCCGCGCCAGCCGCCGTCGCCCAGTAGTATGACGCCAACGGAATTACGTTGTTTGCCGCCGAGCCGCTCGTCAAGGCGACATTTCGGAACCCGGTCACCACTGAGCCGCTCTGAAGTTGCGTGGACATCGACCACGGGGCCACGGTGGTGGCCTGCGTGATTGCGGCAGTATTGCCAAAATACAGACCAAAGGCGACCGTACCCGCAGCAGAAGCCGCTACGACATTCGCAATGCTGATCTTGTTGATCACCGCGTTGCGCCCAGACCCAACAGGGTTGAAGATGCAAAGCATTGGCGTGCCGGCAGCCGCGCCAGCATATGCAGTGACCGCAGCAGCCGTGGAGACGGAGAGGAGGAATGAGTTTCCGCGATATGTCGTCTCGTAATAACGACCATGAAGTTCAGAGACGATTGCGTCTCCAAGCTGACCGGCGCGGCCCGAAAGCAGCGCATTAGGGGAGCTGGCGGGGGGCGGGCCAACAATGTTCTGAAGCAGCATTTACTTTCTCCTTAATACGAACTGAATCCAGTTACGTTGAGCAAGACGTTCGCGCCGGCTGTGCCAGCGGTATAGTTGAGGGCCGTTGCAGCCGTCCCCCTTAACGGGGTCGGGAACACCAATTGGCGCGGCTCGGTCATTGATGCAGGAACCGACCATGTAATAAGCGTTGTTGCGCCGTCCTGAATCGTGAGCGTCGTCGCCGTCGCGTTGGTGTTCTGATAGTTGATTGAGGTGACGTTGGTGATGACGCCCGCCGACTGCGCAGCGCGGAGCTGCGTCTGCGTGTTCGTCGTCACCGTAGCGTTTACGTAGAAATCAAGGTCGCCGGGAGCGAACTGTTTGGTAATGAGTTGCCCAGATCGGCTGAATGTCTGCCGGATTGCATCGCCCGCAACGACGGTGGACGCAGGAAGCGCCGTGCGCGCGACCCCGCCGCAAATCAGCGGGTTGGAAGTCGCCGCCGTGTCTTCTGCAATGTTACCGCCAACTGCGATCATGCCAGCAACGCCAGCATTGACGACAGCCGTGCCGGCGAACTGCCCGACGTTGGTGGATGCAATATTGCCGGGCTGCCATGCCGACCAATTCTTCAATACCGCTATGGCAAGCGGGAAACCTGTGCCCGCAGTCGTGATTTGCGCACGGAAAAACCGGCCCGCAGCGGGAATAACCCACTGGCCCACAGCAGTCGCAGTATTCACGGGAACTGCTGCGCCGGCAGCCGGCCACGCGACTGCGCTAACCCACGATGTGGCGTCGTTGCTGACCTGAAACGTGATCGTGCCGGTGAATGTCCCTGCGAGTTGCAACAGAATAGCGCCGTAGCCCGTCGTCTCAAACAGTACGATTGGCCCGACTTGCGTACCAAGGCGCGAGCCCTGAATGACGACGCCATCCGCCGGGGCAACGCCACCGTTGGGCGCGACAGCAATTCGGCGCACATGGCCGTTTGGGTCAACGCCAGCCACCGGCATTGAGAATGCCGGGTCAAGACCCATCAGGGTTGCATCAATCTGTGAGATCGGACATGGCGCCGCGCGCATGGCGTATGAGCCGCTGACACTGCCGGAAAAATCAGGACTAGTGACGGCTTGGAAGTAGCGTGCGATGACCGGAACGCTGAATAGATCGGGCGAGTTGATAGTGTCAATCTCGCGAACGTCTGCATTGTTAGATTGAGCCTTGCAAGCAAACCAGACCGAGCCGTCGTTTGACGCTTGCAGAAAGATTGATCCATCCCAGAGGCCAGAAAGCTGGATCTGAATTGAGGTCTCGTTGGCCGTGTCCAGAGCCGCAAAAAGAACTGTGTTGGCGGCAGTAATCGGACCAAAACTTGTAGTAGCTGAAGGGTCCATCCCCTTTATTGGCATGGGATTGGAATCGGAAACATCCGTAGCGGAGTTATCCGCGCCAACGCCAACCTTGATGCGCTGCCAGAGAACACCCCCAACGTCATCTGCCGCAATGACTGCGCCAGACCCGGGTGTATATCCTACGTTATCAGCCATCTAGTCCTCATACGTACTGGGCGTAGAAATCGCCGTCAACGCCGCCGCTTGGCGCGGCTGTACCGTAAGTGATTGTCTTCTGCTTCGTGTCTTGGAGTTCCCGGCCCATATTAGCAGAAAGCGCGTCCGTCGCGGAAGTGCTTGTCAGATTATTTATAACAGTTACAGACGGGCCTATAGGGCCAGTTGGGCCGGTTGGGCCTGTTCCAGTAGGGCCCGTAGGCCCAGTAGGACCAGCAACACTGGACGCAGCGCCCGTGGGCCCGGTTGGGCCTGTGGGGCCAGCGACAGTGGATGCAGCGCCTGTGGCGCCCGTAGGGCCGGTTGGGCCCGTAGGCCCGGTCGGCCCGGTGGGACCAGTTAAACCTGTAAGCCCCGCCGGCCCGGTCGGGCCTGTAGGACCGGTCGGGCCAGCAACACTGGATGCCGCACCGGTAGGACCGGTCGGGCCCGTTCCAGTAGGCCCAGTTGGCCCCGCCACAGTTGATGCCGCTCCGACAGGGCCGGTCGGGCCAGTGGGACCAGTGGGACCAGTGGGGCCAGCGACAGTGGATGCAGCGCCCGCTGCGCCAGTGGGGCCCGTAGGGCCAGTGGGCCCAGTAGCACCCGTACTTCCCGTTGTCCCCGCCGCGCCCGTTGGCCCAGTAGGCCCGGTAGGGCCAGTAGGGCCCGCCACGCCTTGGCCACCTGTCGGCCCTTGGATACCTTGCCCGCCTTGAGAGCCAGTTTGGCCGGTCGGGCCTGTAGGGCCGGTAGGCCCAGTCGGCCCAGAAGAGCCGGTAGGGCCAGTAGGGCCGGGATTAAGTCCAGCAACGCTGCTTGTTGTCGTGCGAACAGATGTCCCGGCTTGTACAATTTCAAGCTGTTCTGTGCCGTCAAGCGACGTAGCTTGCGGCAAATTTGGGATTTGAACAGTGCTTGAGTATTGCGGCATCAGAGCGGCCCGGTTCTCGGAATTTCATCAAAACCATATGGCAGGCTTGGATTGTTCACAACATAGCCT